CATTTGCAGCGCTTCACTGGATGCCGCCATAAAAACCGGGAATATGCTGGCAGACCAAAATGCTCAGCTGGCTGCGGAGAACGTGGGGCTGAAACAAGCTGAGGAATTCGCTACCGCACCCGATATGTGGATTGAACAGGCCGACGGGATGCTGGATTACCGGTACCACGAATGGTACGTCGATGTGCTGAAAGCTGCGATGGAAACCCCCGCCACCGATCGCATCGTAGCCGGGATTAAGGCTGATGCGCAGACTGAAGTCATCTATTGGCTGGCTGCGGAAATTACAGCTTTAGACACTATGTACCGAGGCGATCCGAGTTATGAGCGCGACGCGCACTGGATGAAATCCGAGGTTCTTGACGTCATTGAATTGGCAAGAAAGGCGTTTGCCGTCCAGGTGTGCGAGGGGGGCGACAAATGCTAAAGCCAAATCACGTTTATATCGAGGTCTGTCATAACCAGAGCGGCGGACTTTCTCTATGCGTCAGCAATGACAATGGTGGTTACCGCATTTCAGGCGACAAAGTTGGCGGGTGCGAAACGCTGGCTCGGTTTGAGGTAAACGCTGCCGAGCTCATTGCACAGATTTTCGAGCACATGAACGCAGAGGGGGCCAAATGAGCAAGGCACTGGAAATCCGCGCTGGCGATCGGTTCGAAACAGTTTATCCATTCATTTTCGTATGCACTGACCATCAGCAATGGGATGGAAATATATTCACCGATGAAAGGTGGATTGGTGGTTGCCGAAAAACATTTGAGCCAGCTGATTGCGGCTATGGAGACCAGACCGTTTACACAGCTGACGCAGAGGGGAAAAGAATCCTTGAGGTTCTTTCAGTCGCTGAAATGCCAGGGAAGTGGCAGCGCCGGATTATCTACACCTGCAACCTTATTGACCCTGATGGGAAAGAGAGGAAAGGCAGGAAGGCCTATACGGTAACCGAGGACAGATTCATCAAAATGTCGTCAGGGTATTTTGCAGATTATGGAGTGGAGAACATCGATGACTGATATCACCGAACTGGCGCAGAGCCTGAAAGCGGCAGCAGAGAAGGCCACCCAGGGGAACTGGAGAGCATTCAAATACCACGACGGGCGCTGTGGTATTGGCGGAGGCCATCACGATGAGATCATGGTTTGTGAACACATAAGCAAAAAGCGACCACATGACGCTTTATTCATCGCCCTGGCCAACCCTGCCAACATCCTCGCGCTGGTAGAGGCGCTGGAGAAGCCGGAGAAGACTTCCGAAGCGCGCCGGGAAGCCATAGACAGAACGTTCAACATGTTTGTTCGTGAACGTGACAGGGCAAGCGCGGCAGAAGATGCGCTGGAGAAGGCGCAGACCATCAACGCAGCAGCCGAAAAGCTGGTTCGCTGCAAAGGTCGCTATCACAGCGAGCAGAACTACCGAGCACTGGCTGCGCTGTTTGGTGTGAATACTCCAGACCTGCCGCCGCTGGAGCATGAAAACGTCCATTATGCCGATGCTGCAGAGATGGAGATCGCAGCACTGCGCCAGCGCATCGCCGAGCTGGAGTCCCGCACCGTCACCGTGAAGCTGCCACGCCCTGGTTTCGTCACTATCTCCGGCGAACGCACGGCTGTTTATTTGAAAGCTGATGTTGATGCAGCAATGTTGGCTGCAGGCATTGAGGAGACTGAGTGATGGCTACCATAACGGAAATTAGAGCAAGACTGCGCGCTGGCGAAGTAGTGATTATGCCATGCAAGTATATGCACTTGTTTATGCGTGAGTGCGCGCGTTACCCGCAAGGAACCGAGCACTACAAAATTGAGCCTCATGCTCCTGGATATTCAAAAATATACGACCCTGAAGGGGTGGAGTACGCAGCAAGCATCAGGGAGGCTGAATGATGTTTAGTTCACATGGTTATGGCGTGGCGATTGTTATTTTTGCAATATTCTGCGCGGTGGTTGGTTGGGGAGTAATTGAGTTCATTCTCTGGCTGTTCTCGTTCGTCCACATTTCATTCGGGGGTTAGGCCAATGACCAGCAAATTAACCAGAGAGCAGCTTCACGAACGCGCTCGTGAAAACGTCAAGGCTCTGAAACTGGCATCACGACAGACAGCATTCGAAAGCGCACGCGAAGAAATATTGGCTGACCTGCAGCTTGCTGAACTGGCGCTGGACGCAATGGACAGCGAGCCGGTAGCGTGGGGTAACGGATGCGATAAAACCGTGCCGGCCGCACTAAGATACCTGGCTGAAAATGAGCGACCATTTGGTGGTGAATCGAGATTTAACGCCGCGCATCTGTCCCAGCTTGCACGAGAAATAGAGTTAATGGCTGAAGCGCCGCTCTATCGCCACGCGCAGCCGGTGCCGGTAGTAGAGCGTGAGCCCATCGCGTGGCTCAATGACGCATATTTAGCTCGCGGCGTCATTGACGGTGAGGCTGGTAGTGAAGATGCAGGCCCCGGATATATCCCGGTGTATCGCGAAGCAGGACCTCAGCCAGCGCCGGTAGTACCGGATGATCTACTGAGTATGGCCGCCTCAGCGATAGAAGACCTGCTGGAGCATACCGACCCTAACACTAGTTATTATTCTGGCGTGTGGGCTGATATGCCTGGTAAGTTGCGCGCCGCCATGCTCTCAGCCGCCCCGCAGTCACCCGGCAGTGAACCCGCTACCGTGCCGGGTAAATGGATTCCGGTAAGCGAGCAGATGCCTGATCGTGAAGTTGACGTTCAGGTTTACTGCCAAGATAAGAAGGAGCAGATGGTTGCCTACCTTGAGCGTAATGAGCAGGAGGGCTATTTCAGGTTTGCGACGTGGCGCACTGGCGAAGGTATTTATTGCCAGCCTACCCACTGGATGCAGCTGCCGGCTGGTCCGCGGGAGGTGAAAAGTGAGTAATGTGCGCGATGAAATCAGGACCTTCGACCTTGACCAGTTGCGCTCTCTTCGCGAGTTCGTGGGTGACCTGATAGCCAGAAAAGAAGAAGAGCCGCGCAGAACGGTATGGCGTGTCTGCTCTGACGGTATCTGCTACGGCAATTTCAGGGAAGAGGAATACCTCAAGGCAGTAGCATTTCTAGCGGAGAAGGCCGCAGAAATTGATGCTGATCCGACATCAGACAGGCGGGACAGGAGCATGGAGATTTTATCTCATCGGGTCATCGAGTCTGAATACGAGGGATGGTTTGATGCCTAAATCCCCCGCAGAACGCAAATCCGCGTAGGAGGTAACGAATGGGAAATAAACCAGAGTGGCAACAGCAGGCTGAGAAACTGGCTGAGCTGTACGGAACAAGCTTCGTAATATTCAGGAATGGAATGGAGCCTGAGTGTCTCGATCCCACAAAAGTGGTGCTTTCATTTGATGCCGAAAGCAAAAGGCGCTTTGACGAGTCAAGAGAAGCCATGCGTCAGGAGCACGCGATGGCATCCAGGCTGACCAGGCATCGCTTTATACCGAAATGAGTATGATAGTGGGATATAATCCCCTCCACAGCAGAGGGGATTTTTATGTCACAGTGGAACATTGCAGCCAAAAGCCAGGAAGAGCGCGATAAGGTCAACGTTGACCTCGCAGCCTCCGGCGTCGCCTACAAAGAGCGTCTTAACATGCCTGTCGTTGCCGAAGTAGTCGCCAGAGAACAACCGGAGCACCTCCGCGAATACTTCATGGAGCGCGTCCGCTACTATCGCGAGCAGAGCATCCAGCTACCCCGAGCATCCGATCCGCGCTATCTGGAAATGGCCGAGCAGAACGCCAAGAAATAGCGATTCTCTCGTATATGCTCATTTTGCTTTTATCCCCGGGAAGGGCGATAATTACCTCGTCAGCCTGAGCAACTGACGACTTACTTCCGGCGCCAAGTGGGGACACATGGCGCACAAAACCTTACAGCAATCCCTGTTACCGATGGCGAAAGCCACCGGCGATTTTCTGCATTCAGCGTTTAGCCTCTCCGGAGGTGAAGCGTGAAGCAACAATTCTGCCTTATCAACGACAACGTTAAGCGTAACGTCGTCAACTTCATCCAGTCTCTGCCCGTCGACCACCGATCGCCGCTGATTATCGAGGCGCGCGAAGAAAGCCGCACCGACAAACAGAATCGTCTCATGTGGCCACTTTTGAAAGACCTGGGCGATCAGGTGGTCTGGCACGGCGAAAAGCTGGAGCCTGCGGAGTGGAAAGACCTCATCACCGTACTGGTAAGCCAGATGCAAAACCCGGAGCGTGAGCAGAAATCCGCCCCGGGTATCAACGGCGGGCGCGTCTACTTCGGCGTTCGCACCTCTCAATCCAGCAAGCGCTACATGGTCGAGGTGATCGAGGCGATTTACTGGTTCGGCAACGAGCACAATGTGAAGTTCAGCGAGAAGTCCAGCAGTCGGATTGCATGGGCCCAGGAATGGAGGGCTTCGCATGCACAGTCTGCTCGCTAAGGTCATGGATCGCGGCATCTTCCGCGTTCCGGCGCGCCGCAAGCGCAAGGTCGAAGTTAAACCGTCAGATATCCCCACCTTTCACTATACGGCTCACCTGGCAGATGTCCGCTGGCTGCGCCGCGCTGCCAGAAGGAAAATCGCATGAGCCTCTATCGAAGCATTAATGGTGCTATCTGGCGCAACATCTGGGTTGTTGGCGATCTGCATGGTTGCCATACGCTGCTAATGAACGAGCTGGAAAGGGTCCGTTTCGACCCGTTGTGTGACCTACTGATCTCGGTAGGTGACCTTATCGATCGTGGTGCGGAAAACGTCGAATGCCTTGAGCTAATCGCAATGCCCTGGTTTATGGCTGTAAGAGGGAACCATGAGCAGATGATGCTCGACGGACTATCCTCTTCCGGGAACGTGAATCATTGGCTCGCTAACGGTGGCGGATGGTTCTTTAACCTTGACTACGACAAAGAACGCCTGGCTATCGCGTTGGCCCATTTGGTTGCAGGTTTGCCACTCATCATCGAGGTAATGACCGAGGGTAAGAGGGTGGTGGTCTGCCATGCTGACTACCCTCATAACGAATATGCGTATGACAAGCCCGTCGATGCAGAACAGGTGATCTGGAATCGTGAGAGAGTGAGCGCGGCTCAGGATGGGATTGTGAATGAAATATCCGGTGCGGACCTGTTTATTTTTGGGCACACCCCGGCACATCAGCCAAGCCAGTACGCCAATCAGATGTATATCGACACCGGGGCTGTATTCTGCGGCCGCCTGACCTTGGTGCAGATCCAGGGTGGTGCGCATGCGTAAACCAGCACGTCGTAAATGCACCCACTGCCGCGAATGGTTCCATCCTGCCCGGGAAGGGCAGGTGGTATGCAGTTTTGAATGCGCCAGCGCGATCGCCAAAAAACAGACGGCAAAAGCCCGTGAAGCGGCGAAGGCCAAAGCGGTGAAGCGCCAGCGCGAATCTGAGAAAGAAGGGCGCCAGCGTCGCCGGGCCAAGCGCGAGTCATTCAAGACAAAGGCCCAGTGGGATAAAGAGGCTCAGTCGGCTTTCAACCGGTACATTCGCATTCGTGACGAAGGTAAGCCCTGCGTCAGCTGCGGAAGCCCGCTTGTCGGAAAAAGCAACTACCTTACCGGCAGCGCCATTGATGCCAGTCACTACCGTTCCCGCGGCGCGGCGTCTCGCCTGAAATTCAACGTGTTCAACGTCCACTCCGCCTGCACCCGCTGCAACCGCCAGTTGAGCGGCAATGCCGTTGAATACCGCATTCGCCTGATTGAGCGCATTGGCCTGGATCGCGTTGAGCGCCTTGAGGCTGATAACGAGTCGCGCCGGTTCGACATTCCCTACCTGCAGCGCATCAAATCCATATTCACCCGCAGAGCTCGCGCGCTGGAGAAGCGCCGTGCCCGCCATCAGGAGGCCGCATGATTTACGACCTCAAACTTCCGCATTGGGCAACTCTATTGGATTGCCCGTTCTGTGGCGGAGCGGCGGAACTGGTTTCTGATGGTGAAGGTGTTTATGCCGGATGCGCCAACAACTCTTGCCTAATTAAGCCGATCACTGACACCTATCCAACAAAGCGGGATGCAATCCGCGCCTGGAACAGGAGGGCGCCATGAACCATGACGCAATAGAGCGCATCCGCGACCGCTGGCAAAAGCTCCGCCTCTGCCGGCACCGCGGCACCGTACTGGTTGACTACCGCATCCTCAAGAATTTCGTTCGCATCTATCAGACCCTGGGAGAAACAGCATGAAACTGGAATTAACCAACGAGCAGCACCAGTGGATAGATCAGTGGCTCCAGCTTTGGGGCGCATGGTGCCAGACAGGGAAGATAGACAAGGCGATGATAAATATGATTGCCAAGTTCATGGCCACGGTTGAACCGCAAGCACCATCGAGGCCTGTATGCAGCGATGATGATGGGTTGCTGATTGATGCCGTAATCCGACATTACCTGAAAAACGTAGATGAGAACGCATGGAAGGTAATTTTTGCCTATTACGTCTGCAACTCAAGCGAGATAAGGATCGCCTCATGGCAGCATGCTGTGAGCAAACCTCGCCTGATGAAGACCCGCGCCGGAAACCAGTATAAGCACCCGAGCATTTCAACCATCCGCCGGGAAGTTAAGCAGGTCATCAACGCGGCGCTATTCTGCCTGTACCAGCCGCTGCAAAATGCGTTTAACGATCGCGAAAGCGTGAGGAAAATTGCAAAAAAGAGTCACAACGTGCTTGCATTTCAATGAACAAATGAGCAATATATTTAGTGTAGGTTGCCGTATTTGCGTTTGACCTATCAGAACACCGAGCCTCGCCATCGTGCGGGGCTTTTTCATTTCAGGGTCAGAAGCACAGCGGTTGTGCGTTCGGCTGTTAACCGAATGGTCGAAGGTTCGAATCCTTCCTGTCCCGCCAATCCAGCGCCATTAGCTCAACCGGAGAGAGCAATAGCCTTCTAAGCTATCGGTTTCAGGTTCGAGTCCTGAATGGTGCGCCAGATAATGGCCTGACCTGATGACGGGCTCATAATCCAATCCATCAGGGCGTTGTTGGCGCAACGCAACAGGCCGCCAGATATGGAGCACGGGCATTAACGCCTAAAATAAGTCCTCCCCCGGTGCCAGATTGATCGCCTGGCCGTTGCTCCACGAAACGGAGCCCATAACAGGTAAGAGCATTGAGATTGATCGTCGTTCCTGGGCCCAAGGTCTGCTCGAAGTCAGTGCTCTTTCCGTTGTGGTGAGAACAGGATCTGTAATGGGTACTCAGCCAAAAAGAACCTTCCTGTAGGGCGCTGAGCTAAGCAGCACGTAGCGGCCAACCACATCTCTATCCCTCTACCTTGGGACCATTACGGCTACCGCGCCGTCACTTTTACCCTTGGTATTTCTTCCCGCCTTGAGCGGGTTTTTTATTGAGCATGCCCAGGCCCTCGGGAATCATCCCCGACGTGCTTTGTTGATAAATCAGCCCGCAGGGTCTGGGCCTCTTTTCCCCTTTACGCACAGCGCCATCCGTCATCTACGGAGGTGAGGTTATGACAAAAATGAGCACCATTTACAGCAGACTTTCATACGGCACCGGGACCGCACTGACGGGCTGCGGTGTCTCAGCAAAGGCGTATGCCGGGGCAGTTAAGGCAGAGGTATGGATTTTGGCCGACAAAATAGCGGGGATGACCCTGAGTGACTGGGCAATTATTGTCGGTATCGCCTGCACCATTACTACCTGTGGGGTGAACTGGTACTACCGGCGGAAAGAACGCGAGGATCGGCTCAATGGCTATGACACCAAAACTGAGGAATAGCGTTATCGCTGCCGTCGGCGGTGGCGCCATAGCCATTGCTTCAGCGCTTATCACCGGCCCGACCGGTAACGATGGTCTTGAAGGTGTGCGATACGACCCCTATCAGGATGTGGTAGGCGTCTGGACTGTCTGCTATGGCCACACTGGCAAAGACATCATGCTCGGCAAGAAGTACACCGAGGCGGAATGCCGTGCGCTGCTCAGTAAAGACCTGAACACCGTCGCCCGCCAGATTAACCCATACATCCAGAAGCCGATCCCCGAGACAATGCGCGGGGCTCTGTACTCGTTCGCCTATAACGTCGGCGCTGGCAATTTCCAGACCTCCACGCTGCTGCGCAAAATCAACCAGGGAGACCAGAAAGGTGCATGCGACCAGTTGCGCCGCTGGACCTACGCAAAAGGCAAGCAGTGGAAAGGCCTGGTAACCCGCCGCGAGATTGAGCGCGAAGTATGTCTCTGGAGTCAAAAATGAGCCGGTTAACCGCCATTATCGGCGCCGTTGTGATTTGCCTGGTGGTTTGCCTTGGGTGGCTGGCAATGCATTACCACAACGCAGCCAATCAGCAGGAAACCAGAGCTGAAACCGCTGAACAGCAGGTAAATACCGCTCAGGCCATCACCTCCAACGTTCTGACCACCATGACCATCTTCAACACCATCGTTGAGGCTAACAAAAATGCAAAAGAGCAGATCGCACTGGACGCATCGGGAGCCTCGGCTGATATCCGGGTTGCTGTTGCGAATG